CTGGTTATTATGGTATTTACTTACATTATCATATAAACATAATCTTAAACATCTTATCTATTCTTCAGAGAATACTGTATTCGGTATTAAACGTAACTTAATAGAGTTATATGCAGGTAAGAAGATAAAAGATATGTTTGAAGATGAATTAAATAATTGTAAGTTGTTTATAGAATCACATTTTGACTTTATAGATGCTCAAAAGGCTTGGACAATAGATGAGTTTATGAAAGAAGTACAGAAGTTAGGAGATTACGATACTTTAATGATAGACCCACATAATTCATTTCTAAGACCTAAAGGAAGCAATGCTCACGATTACGATTATGAAATGGCAACAAGATTACGTTTATTTGCCAAAAAGACGAATACAAGCATTTATTTATGTATTCACGCTGCTACTGATGCTTTAAGAAAAACACATAAAGACGGAAACTATGAAGGCTTACCTATTGCACCAAGTATGGCTGATGCTGAAGGAGGAGGCAAATGGGGAAACAGAGCAGATGATTTTTTAGTTTTACATCGTTATCCTGCTCACGCAGATTCTTGGATGTATACTGAAGTACATATAAAGAAAGTTAAAGAAACAGAAACAGGAGGAAAGCCTACATTTTTTAATGAGCCTATTATGTTTAAATTAGAATACGGAACTAAATTTACCTGTGAAGGTATTAACGCTTTAAATTAAAAACTATGAACAATTTAAAACTAACAACAGCACGAATTAACATTAATCTAACTATTAATAAAATGCTATTAAGATTACAGTTAGAAAAGATGGGAGATGAAAAGAGAAAAGGAATAGAACGTATCTGCAACGATTTAGAACAGGTACGAATAACTTTATCTGAATTAGAAGCAGAGAATAGGAATTTAATGCAAGAAAACACGGAATTATTAAGAATAAATTTAGAATTGAATAGTAAGTTAGCAATAGAAAAAATATATGAATTATGATAAGAAGCAAGAAGTGTAAGAATTGCCAAGAAAAGTTCAGCCAATATACATCGTTTCAAAAGTATTGCACAAAAGAAGAATGTTTATCCGTGTTTTGGAAGGAGAATAAAACAAAGGAAGAAAAGAAACGACAGAAGCAACGAAAAGAGGAATTAATGACTTTACAGGATTATTTAAAAATAGCACAACAAGTGTTTAATAAATACATTCGAGAACGAGATAAAAATCACGCTTGTATCAGTTGTTGCAAACCATTAGGAAATAAATATGATGCTGGACATTTTTTTAATGCAAATAATCATTGGGCAGTAAGATTTGATGAAAGAAATGTTTATGCACAATGTGTTTATTGTAACCAACATCTACACGGAAACTTATTAGAATATAGAAATAATTTAGAATGTTATTATGGCATTTCTTGGTTATTGCAACTTGAAAAAGATGCTAAAAAAACACGGAAATTTACCAAAGATGAATTAAAAAATATTATCCAAACGTATAAGAATAAAATAAAAGAATTACATTAGTAAAAAAAAACTATGAAAACACGAATTGAAATAGAACAAGAAATAGACTACCTACAAGGTAAAATATACTACTGCAAAGTAAATGACTTACTATACGATATGCAGAAGTATGAAGCAGAGATAGAAATATTAGAAGAACAATTAGAGAAATTATGAAAGCAACACTTACATTTAATCTCCCTGAAGATAACGAAGAATTTAATCGTGCAGTAAAAAGTGCAGATTATTATGTTTGTATATTTGATTTATTTCAATATTTAAAACGAGAAATGAAATATAATGAACAACTATCTGATATTGAAAGAGATACTTTTGAAAGAATCAGAGAAGAATTTAAAGAAATACTAACAGAAAACGGAATAGAAATATGAATAAGAATAGAAGAAGAAAACACGAAAAGTATCCATTTCTAAAACGTACTTGGCAAAGAGCAACTAACTATGTATTAAGTTGGTTATATCAAGATACTGCATTTGAAAGATTAAACCCTGAAGAATGAAGTTAATATTGTTAATAACTGATTTTGTAATATCTTCAGTTTTGATATTGATATATAGAAAAATAAATTAAATTTTGCACTATTGAGTGCAGATTGGTTAAAATATATTGCTAAATATCACAACGAATACCTAAAGATTGTTAGGAATTGGGGAGAGAATGACTATGCAGAAGACATAGTACAGGAGATGTACCTACGAATTAACCGATATACTTCCGAAGATAAGATAGTAACAAACGGAGAAGTGAACAAGGCTTATGTTTGGTTTGTACTTAGAAATATTTACAACGACTTAAAAAAACACGGAAATAAAATAGACATAGCAAGACTATCAGATAAGTTTGATATAGAGGATGAAGATATAGATGAATCAAAACACGGATTCGAGATATTCAGCCAAAGATTAAATGAGGAGATAGATTCGTGGCACTGGTATGATTCAATGTTATTTAAAGTATATAAAGATTCAGATATAACAATGCGAGAACTTGCTGATAAGACTAAGATAAGTTTATCTTCTATTTACAACACACTAAAGAACTGCAAAGAGAGAGTACAAGAAAATTGCAGTGAACACTACGAAGATTTTATCAATGAAGATTACGAGAGAATTTAAGTATAACATTGGTCAGATTGTTTTTTTAAAAACAGATTGTGAGCAATTAGAAAGAATTGTTATAGGATATATGATACTTTATGGATTCCATCAGTATATCTTAATGCAAGGAATAGACCAAAGCAACCATTTTGATTTTGAAATATCAGAACACAAAAACATACTATATACATTAAACTGATGAAAGTTATAAATATTGAGGAGTATTACGAGCAGGGAGAATTGATAACTATTTTTACAGTGCTTCATAAAGAAAAGACTGAATACATAAGGCTTCAAAAACACGAAGCCAAAAACATAAAGAACGAAAAAGAGTTAATTAAATATATAAGCAATGAAACAGGTAGATAAGTTTCTTAAAGAACAGTTAGTAGATATAACTGCAAAGATTGAAGTAATAGGAAAACAAGATAAATTCAACACAGTTGACTATCATTTTCTAATAGGATTACTTATGGGTATTAATTATTTATTAGAGCAAAATGGCAAAGGGAAGAAAACCAAGTAAAGGCTTAGGAGATACAGTAGAGAAAGTACTTGAAGCAACAGGTATAGCACAAGCAGTAAAGTTTATTGCTGGTGATGATTGTGGATGCGAGGAACGTAAACAAAAATTAAATGAGTGGTTTCCATATAAGAAGCCACAATGCTTGAATGAAGATGAGTATAACTATCTTACAGAGTATTTTGCAGAAACACGAAACGAAATAAATGTAAGTACTCAACAGATGCTTTTAAAGATATACAATAGAGTATTCAATACAAATAAAAGACCTACTTCTTGTTCAAGTTGTTTTAGAGAAGTACATTCTGAATTAGCAAAAGTATACAACACATATAAAGAAGAAAATGCCAATACCTAAACCACGAAAAGGAGAACATAGAAAAGACTTTGTACAGCGATGTATGATTGACCATAAAATGTTAAAGGAGTATTCTCCTTCTCAACGATATGCAGTATGCCAAGATGCTTTTAATACTAAACTTGCAGAAACACGAATATCTTTCGACTATGATGGTACATTTTCTACAAAAGAAGGATTTGATTTAGCAAAGAAACTAAACGAAACAAATAACGTCTATATCATAAGTGCAAGAGGTAATAAAGTACCTATGCTTAAAAGAGCAAAAGAAGCAGGAATACCTGAAAGCAGAGTATATGCAACAGGAAGCAATCAAAAAAAGATTGAAGCAGTAAAGAGATTAGGTATAAGTAGACACTACGATAATAATCCTGATGTAGTAAAAGAATTAGGTAATATAGGTAAGAAATTCTAATATGGAAATAGTAAAAATATCACAGGTTAAATCTAATCCAAAGAACCCAAGAATAATAAAAGACGATAAGTTTAAAAAACTTGTTAAGTCAATACAGGAATTTCCTGATATGTTAAATAAACGACCTTTAGTAGTATTTACTGATACTGATGGTAAGTTTGTTGTGCTTGGTGGTAATATGCGTTTAAAAGCCTGTAAAGAGATAGGATTAAAAGAAATGCCTATTATAGTTGCAGACGAATGGACAGAGGAACAAAAAAACGAATTTTTAATTAAAGATAACGTAGGATTTGGAGAATGGGATTGGGATATGTTAGCTAACGAATGGGATAATGAGAAGTTAGACGAATGGGGATTAGATTTACCTGTTGATTTAAGCGTAACAGAATTAGAAGCTGAAGAAGATGATTTTGAAGTTCCAGATGAGATTACAACTGATATAGTTTTAGGAGATTTATTTGAGATTGGAAATCATAGATTGCTTTGTGGGAGCAGTATTGACACAAACCATATTGATTTATTAATGAATAATGAAATACCAGACTTAATACATACAGATCATCCTTATGGTATGAATGCAGTAAGTAAAAGTGGTGTTTTAAAAGAAAAATATGGTAGTGATATATTAGGAGATGATAATACTGATGTTGCAAAAGATAGTTTTAATTTAATTTATTCATTGTTTGATAAATCTACACATATTTGGTGGGGTGCAAATTATTATTCATCTGTATTGCCTGATAGTGAATGTTGGCTTGTTTGGGACAAAAACAATGGGAGTAGTGATCAAACTGATTGTGAATTAGCATGGAGTAATATTAGAAGTGTAGTTAGACAATTTACACAAGCATCTGAAAAGAAAAATAGAGTGCATCCTACACAAAAACCAGTTTCACTTGTTCAATGGTGTATTGAAAAAAGCAAAAAAGATATAAATACAATTGCTGATTTTTTTGGAGGTAGTGGTGTAACTATGGTAACAGCTCATCAAATGAAATTAAAATCTTATTTAATGGAGCTTGATCCAAAATATTGCCAAGTAATAGTAGATAGAATGAGAAAATTAGATCCAAGTTTAGTAATTAAGAGAAACGGAGAAACAGTGAAATAACAGAGATTATGGCTGACAAATTAGATAACCTAAAAAAGTTTGAAAAAGGCAAAAGCGGAAACCCAAACGGAAGACCTAAAGGGAGCCGTAACAGAAGTACAATAGCAAGGCAATGGTTAGAAGTTAATCAGAACCTAAAGAATCCTTTAACAGGCAAAAATGAAACAATGTCACAGGAAGATTTGATGACGTTGGCACTTATTAAAAAGGCACGTGAAGGCGATGTTGCTGCTTACAAAGCATTAATGGATAGTGGATATGGAGCACCTTTGCAACAAGTAGAACAAACAATAATAGAACAACCATTATTTCCTGATGTTCAAGAGGACAACAGCAACGAATAAAGTACTTGCTTTAAAAAGACGAACTAAAATAATACAGGGTGGAACAAGTGCTTCCAAGACGTATTCTATTTTAGCAGTGTTAATAGACAAAGCAATTAAACAACAGTTAGAAATAAGTATAGTAGCAGAAAGCATACCACATTTGCGTAGGGGTGCAATGCGTGACTTTATAAAAATATTAAAGTGGACTAATAGATATTACGAAGAACAGTTTAATAAATCATACCTAACATATCAATTTAAAAACGGAAGTACATTTGAATTTTTTTCTGCTGATGACAGTTCTAAACTACGTGGAGCAAGAAGGGATATTCTTTACATAAACGAGTGTAATAATGTAACGTTTGAAAGTTACAATGAGTTAGCTATAAGAACTAAAAAAGAGATTTATTTAGACTTTAATCCTGCAAATGAGTTTTGGGTACACAATGAGTTAAAAGATACAGAAAATACAGACTTTCTTATATTGACTTATTTAGATAATGAAGCCTTAGATGAAAGCATAGTTAAAGAGATTGAGAAAAACAGGGAGAAGGCAAAGACATCTTCATACTGGGAGAATTGGTGGAATGTATATGGATTAGGTCAAATAGGAAGTTTACAAGGAGTAGTGTTTAATAATTGGAAAACTATTGACACAATACCTGAAGAAGCAAAGTTATTAGGTATAGGAATTGACTTTGGTTATACGAATGACCCTACAACTATTATAGAAGTTTACAACTATAATGGAAAGCGTATAGTAAACGAATTAGTTTATCAACAAGGATTAGTGAATAGCGACATAGCTAAATATCTTCCTAATAACGTACCTATTTACGCTGATAGTTCAGAACCTAAATCAATCGAAGAAATACGAAGATTTGGTAAGTTAATTTCAGGAGTTACTAAAGGACAGGATAGTATAAACTTCGGTATTCAGATAATGCAATCACAAGAATATTTAGTAACGTCAAACAGTACTAATTTGATTAATGAGTTGAGAAGTTACTGCTGGGCAACTGATAAAACAGGAATTAAACTAAATAAACCTATTGACAACTTCAATCACGCTATTGATGCTTTACGTTACCACGAAATGGAAACTTTAGGCTTAAAGAATAATAGAGAAAAGTATCATATATGGTAGAACATATAAGCATAGAGCATTATTCAGCAGTAATACAAGACTATATATTTGATAATACAGGAAAGAGAGTGAAGATAGTCTTTGATAATCCATTTGTAATGCACCGACATTTTCAGCTTCTTTGCAAGGCTTTTGATTACATACAACAGAAACACGAAAAATAAGTTATATAAATATATGAACGTAGATATACAAATACCAACTTCATTAGATGAGATTACTCTTAGTCAGTATCAGGAATACTTAAAAGTAGT